CGTTGTACCTGATATGGTATTTGAACCTAATGCGATAGTTTTATTTGTTAAAGTTTGTGTAGTGTCTTTAAATAAAGTATCTATTTGTGATAAGGTAACTCTACCTTCAGTACCACCATCTGACAACATTATTTGGTCAGAAGCTTGTAGTGTAGCACTTGTTAAGTCTGTTGCACCATCAATGTTTATGATTGCCTCAACAGCACCAAATTCTATTGCATTACCAGCACCGTTTACTTTTAAAACCTGTCCTGCAGAACCTATAGATAAAGAGGCACCTAAACCACCATGTGTTAAAGGTACAAATTCGCCTGATTGATATTCTGCTAATCCTGTTACATTTGATCCCGAAAACGTTGCTCGTACTGGTACTTTAGCTGTCATCTATTATATCTCCGATAATTCAGGCATATGACCTGGTCTCATTGTTGTTACTGCTGTGCCACTTGCATTTGTAAAAGGCATATAAAAAGATTGTGTAACAACGTGGTCTAAAAAACCATTTATAGTTGTCATGTCTTTATTATTAGTCATTTGTATGTGTGATAATGTTCCATCAGTTTTAGTAAATGGTACTCTACCTTTTACGTCATGGTCATATTCATTAACCCATGCAGTACCATTATAAGCAAGAATTTGTGCAGAACCTACACTTGTAAGAGTTACGTTATTTAAGTCACCAAGACCTGAGGCAGAACCTCCTCCGATTTCTTTGATAGTACCACTATCATTGATATAGAATTTTTGTGCCGAAGTGTCAATTGCAACTTCACGTGCTTCTAAATCACTTGTTGAAGGTGTACTTGTACCTGTCTTTAACTTAATAATAGTCGCCATATATCTCTCTTATATAAACGATTAGTAAGTTCCGCCGTCAATATCGCCGTATGTTACGTTACTACCGTTTGATTGTAAAATTTTTCCATTATTACCAAGTGCTAATTTAGCAAGTGTATTAGCGCCACTTGCATACAAAATATCACCAGTAGTGTAAGAAGATTGTCCTGTACCACCATATACTTCGTCAATTACCGTACCTTGCCAAGTACCAGTTGCAATTGTACCTAAAGTAGTGATTGATGTTTGACCAGGATATGTTGTTTTAATTTGTAATGCGTCACTTGATACCTCAATTGTAGAGTCATCTACAGCAACATCTAACTGATTACCTGTTTTAGTTAAGGCAGCACCAGCAGATATTTGACCAGCACCAGAGAATTGTTCAACCGTTATGTTAGTTGTTCCTAATGTTGGAGTACCATTGTGAGTAAATACGTAACCATTGTCAGCATTTGCAGTACCAGCTTCTACGAATACAAAAGCACCACCTGTTATTTCAGTTGCCTCATCACCATCTGGTGTTCTTGTTAATACGTATGCAGTTGATCCATCACCAACGGTTGTAACTCTATATAAACCATTTTGAGTTGCAGTTGACTGATCTTTTAATAAGATTCTATCGTTTTGTGATGGTGTAGCACCGTCAATTGAAAATGCACCATTTGATCCTGCAGTTATTGTACCAGCAGCGTTATTGTATGTACCAGCAACGTTTGCTGTTGAAGCATACTTAACAGAAGCTTTTACATCTAAACCATTTGCAACACTATCAACATATGCTTTTGTAGCAGCGTCTTGGTCACTTGATGGATCAGTTACGTTTGTAATTCTACTTGAATTAACATCAACCGTACCAGAACCTTTAGGGTCAAGTATTAAGTCAATGTTTGTGTCATCACCAGCAGATCCTATTTTAACACCATTACCTGTAGCAGAGTTTGTAACTTCTATAGCGTTAACCGCATTTGCAGTTTGTTGGAATATAATCTGTTCATTACCAGCTGCGTCAGTAATTGCACCATCGTCAGCAATTTTAGGTGTTGTTAATGTAGGACTTGTTAATGTTTTATTTGTTAAAGTTTGTGATCCTGTAAGTGTAGCAACCGTACTATCAATCGCAACCGTTAATGTGTTACCAGAACCAGATGTGTCAATACCAGTTCCTCCAGCGATTGTAAGTGTTTCAGAATCTAAATCTATGTTTAATGCACCACCAGAGTCACCTTGAAAGTCAAGGTCTTGTGCTGTTACTTGTGAGTCAACATATGCTTTGATTGATTGTTGAGTTGCAAGTGCTGTGGCACTATTACTTGACATATCGTCTTCATCAGCGATAGCAGTAATACCATCAAGTAAATTTAATTCAGTTGCTGTTGCAGTTAAGGCAACGTCTTCATTAATTTTAGGTGATGTTAAAGTTTTGTTTGTAAGTGTTTGTGTACCAGTTAATGTAGCAACTGTACTATCAATAGCAAAAGTAACTTCGTTGTCAGAAACGGTTGTATCAATACCAGTGCCACCAGTTAGTGTTAATGTTTCGCCTGTATTGAATGTGTCATTTGAACCACTATCAGCAGCGATAGTAAAGTTTGTTGTAATACCACTAAATGATAGGTTACCAGAACCATCTGTTTGTAATACATGACCATTAGAACCATCTGTACTAGGTAAAGTAAACGTTATGCTACTTGCAACACTATTGGGAGCTTTTAATGCTACAAAATGTGCACCGTTATTAGTACCTTCGTTTAGTTTAATAGAGCCACCTGTTGTAGCACTATTACCAATTAATAATTCGTCTATTGCTTTGTTTGAGTCAACTATTAGACCAGATGAAGCAGTTAATGTACCATGTGCATGGTCCATCAATTGAGTATAGTATTGTCCGCCTATCTGAATTGCTGAATTTGATGTTGATGATGGATCACCTATGAATAATCGTAATCCGTTACCACCAGCGCCTGTACTGGCTGCCGATGTATCATAAACGTAAGCAAGTTCCCCTTGCTCTAGACCTGAAGGCGCCGAAGCACCTGTGGTTCGTTTAATCTTTATAATTGTTGCCATTTTCTCTCCCTATTAAAATGTGCCACCGTTTAATATTAAATTTCCACTTTCAGTTTTTATTTCAGTTCTCGTTACAAATTTTTTAGTTGTATCATCATATTGAATCATTGCTCCATCGTCAAGTGTAGAAGCGTTAACATCACTTAATCCAGTAAACTTATTTACGTTACTTTGCAATTGAGCGACAGATGGTGAGGTAACAGAAACGTTATTCGGTCCTGTTGAGTTACTATTAATTGTAGCTGTTGTATTAGTACCTGTACTATACGTAGCCGTAATATTGTTTGACATTGTTACCTTGTTAATATTGTGTTATTATAACAATATTTATAATAATAAGGTACTAAATCAATCTACAATTATATAATCAACTACGATTTTGCGTCAGTTTTAGGCTCTTCTTTTTTTAATTCAATGCCTAATTCTTTTGCAATTACAGCGTCATAATGTGCCTGAAGAATCGCAACTTTTTCTAACTCTAAAGAAAGTTTGATTTTTGTTGCTTGTAAATCTTGTCTTATAATAATACTATTGAAAGTTTTAGGGTTAAGATCACTTCTTTTATACTCTTTACCTTCAATTGTAAAAGATTGTTCTGCTGGTGCAGCTGGTGCTGCTGTTGACGTTGCTGTTGTTGAGTTTAAATTTTCACTGCTCATTTTGTATTTCTCCTATTATTATACGTTAGGTCTAACCGTCATTAGACCTTCAATTACTCTTGTTACGGTACCTGAAGAATCTGTTATGTCTAAATCATAAACATATCTTGCAGGTGCCTCTAAAGCTGCTGTTTGCGTTGCAGTTAGTGACATGGTGACACCACCAGTCGTTCTATCTGACGTAAATTCTATAGTTAAATCTGTACGTGTTCTTGTACTTGCATAACCCAAAGCCATCTTTGCAGTTGCCGTATAACCAGTTAAATCTAACGGACTTCCCGTACTATCTTTAACAGTTACAGTTGAACTGAAAGTGGTTCCTTGATCTATCGTAAAATTTGCTACAGCTGCCATACTACTATTTATACCAATTTTATCTGATTATTTTGAAAAATACGTATCAATATCAGTAGGCATAGTCATTTGTGATTTACCTATATATGATGATTTATACTTTGCTAATGACTTCAATATTAACTTATCATATTGTAGATTATCTTTATCTACATCCCAAGGCGAACCCATTGCTAATGTAAATTTCATAGTCTTATCATTATTAACCATAGTGTGAGGCCAATAACCTGACATCATAAAAGGTTGTTGTAATAGATTTTCATTTATATGGTAGTTTTCATCTTGCCCATTAAAGTATAGATTATCTGTCTGACCTCTTATAACTACTCTAAATTTATGTTCTAGTGTATTGTTCGCAAAGTTTTTACGACTACAATCTATATGTGTTGGATTAGTTTCACCAGGCAACGTACAGATAACTACAATACGACCTAAATCACCTGCCCATGGTTGTACATACTTTTCTATGTATGATCTAATTTCAGGTAGTTGGTCACTTTC